AGACATTGAGATTGATGAGGCAGAACTTGTAAGATGTAATTCTACTGGCTTAACAATCTACAACCCACAAAATCTTGCGAGTATGATTAAAGGTATGAAGAATACAACTATAAGTAGAGAGCAGAAAATAGCTTTTAGAAAGGAATATGAAAAACAAAACAATTTAAATTAAGCTATTGACAGGGGCTATTCTATAATATAGGATAGTCCCATAACAGAAAGATATAAAATGACAATAAAATACTTTACATGGTTTATGAAATCACGAAAGAAAATTGATACAGTTCGTGGAGTTGATGAACATGAAAACTTTAAATCAAGACAATGGGAAGATAAAAATGGAAACCCTTGTTATAACTTTTGGGATATTGACGCAGAACACCCAAGAACAGCAGTTAACTATTCTGTGAGGAAAGCATGAAACTACTAGGAATATTGTTTGGATTTACATTTGTAATAATTGGATTAATCATTACAGTTTATTCATCTCATTATGTTGTTGGATTATTAATTACTTTTGGTGGATTTTATACTACTTTAATAAGTCTGCCACACTATGGAGAAAGACTATGAAACTTTGCCAAGGACCGAACTGCCATACTTACGACACACAGGACAGGAAACGAGGACCAAAAGGAAATAAAAGAAATCAAACTAGAACTATAAGTACTTATAGTTATGGCAATGGAAGTTTTTGTACTCTTACTTGTCAGAACGATTGGTGGGCTGAACATGGAACACGAGCAGTTGACCACGCAGGCAGATTAACTCAGCCTAGAGTAATGACACCAGAAAACTCTTGGACTAAACGTGAGAACTATTACACTTGGCAACGAGAAAACAATGAGCCAAGATATTACTATTACAATATGTGTACAAGTGAACAAAGACCATTGACCGAGAGCCAATACAATGATAGTAATTATACATTAAATACAGGAGAATAACTTATGACAGTTAGTAACAAAGAAGCTTTTGGAGATATAAACTTTCCAACACATTTAACACCGAAGATAGTTCACTCGGCTTTGTTCATTCACAATGCAAAAGACAAAGCAGAAATGATAACACGAGTTAAGTTTCTTACCAAAGAACTTGGAGAGAAGATGATGACTTATGTTATGGCATTATTGATATTACCTATCTTAATGGATAATATGACTAAGTCAGTAGACTACACAAACTTCATAGCTTCTCGCAAGAAGACAATCAACTAAATACCAACCATGTGCAACGCGCTCGCGCGCGTTGCAATAGAGGTACCAAACCCAATCCCAAACTAGAATAGATCACGACCCCCTTACACCCCTTTTTATAAAAGGGGTCCCACAACTTTAGGTTGAATTGCTTGATTTGGACAGTTAATGGTGGTAAATTCGTTTTGAACATCGTAAAAGATGCAAAAATTTTAAAAAAATTTTTTATGAATTTAAATAGTGTTGATATTAGTGGGCTTCCAGCCGACATCCGAAAACAATTTAGACAATTACAAGTTTTACACGCTGAAAAGAAGATACAAAACAGAGCTAAAGATGATTTTTTAAGTTTTGTCAAGTGCGTTTGGCCCGAATTCATTGAAGGAGCGCACCATAGACACATTGCAAAAAAATTTAATGAATTGGCGACAGGAAAAATTAATAGATTAATCGTGAACATGCCGCCAAGACACACGAAGTCTGAATTTGCCTCCTATCTGCTTCCAGCGTGGATGGTGGGCCGTAATCCAAAATTAAAAATCATTCAAGCAACACACACTGGAGAGCTTGCAATTCGTTTTGGACGTAAAGCAAAGACTTTAATTGATTCTCCTGAGTATCATAAAATTTTTATAACCTCTTTAAGAGAAGATTCACAAGCCGCGGGCCGTTGGGAGACAGCTCAGGGTGGTGAATACTTTGCAGCTGGTGTTGGTGGAGCAATAACAGGTCGTGGTGCGGATTTATTAATAATTGATGATCCACATTCGGAGCAAGATGCATTATCACCTACTGCAATGGAGAATGCGTATGAGTGGTATACATCAGGACCACGTCAAAGACTTCAACCAGGCGGAAAAATTGTTTGCGTCATGACTAGATGGTCAAAAAAAGATTTAACGGGCATGTTATTGTCAAAACAGAAAGAAGCAAAAGCAGATCAATGGGAAGTGGTCGAATTTCCGGCAATCATGGACCACGGATCACATATTGAACCAGTTTGGCCAGAATATTGGAACCAAGAAGAACTTGAAAAGGTAAAAGCAACATTACCAGTTGGAAAATGGAATGCACAGTGGATGCAGAACCCAACTTCCGAAGAAGGAGCGATAATTAAGCGGGAATGGTGGCGTAAATGGGATAAAGATACAATTCCACCTTTACAACATGTAATTCAGTCTTATGACACTGCTTATATGAAAAAAGAGACTGCAGACTTTAGTGCAATCACGACTTGGGGAATATTTTTTCCAGATCAAGACTCAGGAGCTAATTTAATACTTCTTGATGCTATAAAAGGCAGGTTTGAGTTTCCTGAACTTCGAAGAAGGGCACTAGAGCAATATAAATATTGGAATCCAGAAACAGTTATCGTTGAAGCAAAAGCATCTGGTCTACCTTTGACTTATGAACTTAGACAAATGGATATCCCAGTTATCAGCTTTACACCATCAAAAGGAAATGATAAACATGTTAGAGTTAATACATGTGCACCTCTTTTTGAATCTGGAATGGTATGGGCGCCTGATCAGAATTTTGCAGAAGAGGTAATTGAAGAATGCGCAGCATTTCCACATGGTGATCATGATGACTTAGTTGATGCAACAACTATGGCTGTTATGCGCTTTAGGCAGGGCGGATTAGTCAAGCACCCCGAAGATTATGTAGAAGAAAAAAAAGTGCCTAGAAAACGGATTTATTATTAATGAAAAAAATTTTTCAGTTGCTGTTTGAAGCTTTTATAAAAAAAGAAGGCAGAAAACCCAACAATCTAGAAATGATATTGCTTAAACGAGAAGCAATGAAAAAATCTATGGATGAAAGAAAAATTTTAGACATGAGAGGTGATGTTCTTGATCCTAATAAACCTATACTGGGTGGTACACAATCTGGAACTAAATTAGACAAAGAGCTTGCAGCTGGAATTATGAGAGCCACAAAACAAAAACCTACTTTAGTAAAAACAGAGGCACAAATAAAAAAAGAATTAGAAGGCATGAATAAAAAGACAATCGACAGGATTAGACGTAGAAGATATGAAGCTGCTCAAAAAGCTGAAAGAGAAAAAATGGCTAAAGACCCAAATTATATTCCAGATATTATTGATCCAGAAGATTTTGCAGGCGGCGGTATCGCAGGCATGTTAGGTGAACCGACATACGCGGACGATAATCATAGAGTGCCTTTTAAAAAAGGACACAGCGCTGGACGAAGAAAATTTTTAAAACTAGCAGCAGGTCTTGCAACTATACCAATTGTCGGTAAATATTTTAAATGGGCAAAACCTCTTGCTAAGACTGCTAAAGTTGCAGATGTAACTTCAGTCCCAATTGATAAAATACAAGGTATGCCAGCGTGGTTCAAGCCTCTTGTAAATAAAGTTATTAAAGAAGGTGACGATGTTACTAAGAAATTTGCTACACAGGAAAGACAGATTGTCCATAAGACCGAACTCCCTGATTCAAAAACAGAGGTAGTGGTAACACAACAGTTAGATAGTGGAGATGTATGGGTTGAGATTGGAAGAGATAAACATGGTTTTCCCGATGGTCATTTAGGTCAACCGGTTAGATTAGAATATAAAGCGGCTGAAGATATTATACCAGATCTTAAAACAGGAAAAGGTGGTGGAAAAACCAAAGAAGAGTTCTGGGTTGAAGAAGCAGAATTTACTGGAGGGCATCCAGAAAATGTTAAGTTTGAAGAATCAACTTTTAATAAATTCGGTGAGCATGGATCAAATTTCGATGAAGTAGAAATGTTTGCAACAGGTAAAGTTAAAAAAGTTAAACCAACTAAAAAAGCTGAAAGAACTGAATGGGAATCAGGAAAAGCAGAAGCTGATGCGGATGCTGCTGCAGACCGAGCACATTGGATTGATGACAGAGCTCCTGAAGCAGATGACTTTGCATCCGGGGGCCGTGTTCCAATGTTCGCGGGCGGTTCTGCATGGAAAAAGTTTATTGAAAGATTATTTATAAAATCTTCAAATGACATTAGACGCGGAGGAGGATTGTTTAAAGGCTTAAATGAAAAACAAAGAATAGTGCAGCATGACAATCTTACCAAGCTATCAGAAAAATTTAGAAAAACTGGAGAATTTGACAAGGGCGCGAATCAGTATTTTGGATTTGATGCTGAAAACGCTTTTAAAAAAGCCGAAGCAGGAGCAAAAGAAGTAGATGTTTTACAACAATTCATACCTAAAGGCAAACCACACGCATACGGTGGACTTGCAGGGATGTTAGGCGAATGAACCCATTAAAATTCATAGATCAGATTAAAGACATGTACAATGACCAAGATCCAGGGTCCACGATCCCTGGACCACGGAACATGCAACTTGCAAAAGCATACGACGTTCCAGATGCTTTCCACCCAGATTTAGAACAATCAGAATTTTTAAGACCAGGTGAAACATTAGAAGACTGGAAACCTAATCCATTTTTAAAACCACATGCTGATGGTGGACGGGTCCCTTTTAATGAAGCCGGACCTGTTAAAGCTTTTTCTCATCCGACGTGGGATCTAAAAATTCCTAAAGGACATATAACCGCAAACCAATTAGCTGAAGAGTTAGGTATTGCTAAATCAACTTTAAAAAAATATAGAACTAAAGGGGCTACAGTAGATAAGTATCCTTTAAAAGGATTTATAGAGAAAACTTTTAAACCGATCAGAGGACCAGGAAATTATACTTATTATTTAAAACCAACAGAAGCAATGTTGGAAAATTATCAAAATTTTAAAAATAGAACAGTTATTAGTCGTGATCTACTTAACGATGTAGAAAAATTACATAAAAGTAAATTATTTAAAGATCTTGTTAAAAGCAAAAATAAAAGTCTTCCTACATTACAAGAAGTTGTAAAAGTTTTAGGTAAAGAGACTAAAGCTCATCATAGAGCAGCAAACGCTGTGTCTGTTTTAGCTAAAATGTATCAAGGCGATGAATACAAATTATTAAAATTACCTAAAAATGAAGAGACAGGAAAATTTATATTTAAAGCATTAAGAGAAGGTGGAAAAAATAATCCTTATAAACAAGCTTATTATAAGTTAGCAATTGAAGAAATAGATAAAACTTTAGGAAATGAAACAGGAACTTTAAAAAATTTTAAAAGATATTTTAAAGATAACTTAACTAAATACTTAGGAAAAGGTCATAATGTTACTTTAAATGAAGTAGCAAGTATAAGTGGTATGGTTTCAAATGATATGGCACAATATGGGGCTTTTGTGGACTTAACTAATACTAAAATTAACAATGACCTTTTAGCAGGTTTTCAAGGAGACTTATCTAAAGCTTTAACAAAGATTGATGGATTAAAAGGAAAAGAAAAATTAGAGGCAATTAAAGCTTTTAATAAAACAACTTTACCTAAATTTAAACAAAATATTGCGGATAAATATGGAAATAAACTTGCAGAAAAAATTAAGTTTACAGAAATAGTTCCTGGTACAAAATTAACAGATACCTACAAAGCTAAAGACTTGGCTACATGGAAAAAGCAAGGAATAGATTTACAGTCATTAGCAAAAAAGAAAGGTTATTATTTAGATGTTAAAGGTGCAATACCTTACACAGAATTTTTAGACAATAAAAAACTTACTAAGGCTGGTAAAATAAATGCTATGGAAACTTTAATAAAGTCACTCTGCCCCAAAAAAGCATCAGGAGGCAGGATTGGTTATCAAACTGCAGGAGCAGTTGGAGGAACTTTAGAATGCGGACTTAATGTTATTAAAAACAAGAATATTAAAACCGAAGCCCAAGCAAAAACTATGCTTAAGATAGCGGAAGCTGGTTCTAAATCAAGAGCATTAAGAGGTATGTTAGGTGTTTGGGGTCTTGGAGGTGAAGCAATTATTGAAGCAGGAATCGGAGCTTATAAAGTTCTAGGTCAGGGAGTGCCAGCGGACATAGCATGGTCTGAATCATACTGGAGCTACTTGGATCCAAGAAAATATACAGGTGAGCTTTCTGATCTTCGGAAAAAAGATTTAGAAAAAGGTAATCCTAGAATTGCAAAATATTTTGATGCATTGGGAGTATTGGAAAAAAAAGATTATCATGAAAAATGGGTTAATCAAACGAATCCTGATGATCCTTCTTATGAATATCATAGAAACAAATTAAATCAATATGACGACGTTATGAATAATTTTTATGGAGGACCTAGTGGCATTACAAAAATGCTAGAAAGAGTTCAGCCAGAAGTTGATGAAGCAGAAGCCATTCAAGCTGGAAGATGGGCGGGAGAAAAAGAAGAAAAATATGGATGGCTGTGGTCAGATAGACAAAAAGAGATTCAAGCGGATAGAAAACAAAAACAAGCAATGAAAGAACTCATGGAATCAAAAGGTATAAAAACAATGTCCTATACTAAAGATGGAAAACCTGTTTATGAAATTGATAAAGAATTAATAGATACGGATTTAAAGATGTTTGGAGACGTTATGGGTTATGGTTGGACGCCTTACGGACTTGGTTTTGGAATGCAACAAAGAAAGCCTGGAATTGGAGATATGAAATATAATGAAGATTTAGGTTATAGACAATTAATAGAATATATGACCGACGCAGAGGCAAGAGATAGAATCGCAGAAGCGGGCGGCGTTGCTAATATGGCAGGGGGCGGTATGGTAGGAATACGTAAACCAAGTGCAATAGCGCCAACAGGAGGACCTCAATCTGGAGGGTTGCCTTCTTTGTATAATAATGTTAGAAAATGGTAGGAGTATAAATGGCAGAAATAGACAAATCACTCCCGAATGTTAGACACGAAGTAAAAATTCCTGGTGCACAAGCACCTACGGATGTTGACATTACGGAAGCACAACAACGACAACCTGTAGAAGTAACACCTGACGAAGAAGGTGGTGCTACAGTAAATTTCGAACCAAGTGCCGTGAACCAAGCTCAGTCAAACACGCACTTTGATAACCTAGCAGACATATTACCAGAAACAGTTTTAGATCCAGTTGGCATACAACTTAGACAAAATTACACGGACTATAAAATGTCCAGAAAAGATTGGGAAAGCTCATACACTAATGGTTTAGATCTTTTAGGATTTAAATATGATAATAGAACAGAACCATTTCAAGGAGCATCGGGCGCAACGCACCCAGTTTTAGCTGAAGCTGTTACACAGTTTCAAGCGTTAGCATATAAAGAATTATTACCAGCAGATGGACCTGTTAGAACTCAAGTTTTAGGAGTATCCAATCCTGCTAAAGAAGCTCAATCACAAAGAGTAAAAGATTTTATGAATTATCAACTTATGGATCAGATGAAAGAATATGAACCAGAGTTTGATCAAATGTTATTCCATCTACCTTTGAGCGGCTCGACTTTTAAGAAAGTTTATTACGACGATCTTTTAGGAAGAGCTGTTTCAAAGTTTATCCCTGCAGACGACCTCGTTGTTCCGTATACGGCTACCTCATTAGACGATGCGGAAGCGGTGGTCCATGTTGTAAAAACATCAGAGAATGATTTAAGAAAACAACAAGTTGCTGGTTTCTATTCTGATATTGAATTAACAAAACCTGTTTCTGTGGATGCAGACAAGGTTGTTGATAAGAAAAGAGAATTAGAAGGAACTTCTAAATCAACAAGAACAGAAAGCGTATACACTCTTTTAGAGTGCCACGTTAATCTAGATTTAGAAGGTTTCGAAGATGTTGGCCAAAATGGAGAGCCAACTGGAATAAAATTACCTTACGTCGTTACAGTCGAGGAAGGTAGTCAAAAGGTTTTGTCGATAAGACGAAACTATGCGCCCAATGATCCATTAAGAAATAAAGTTCAATATTTTGTCCACTTCAAATTTCTGCCAGGACTAGGATTTTATGGCTTTGGACTCATTCATATGATTGGCGGGTTGAGCAGAACGGCAACGTCTGCTCTCCGTCAATTATTAGACGCAGGGACTTTATCAAACTTACCAGCAGGATTTAAACAGAGAGGTGTTAGAGTCAAAGATGACGCTTCGCCCATACAACCAGGAGAATTCAAAGATGTGGATACACCTGGTGGTAATCTAAAAGATGCATTTGTATTTTTACCATACAAAGAACCTTCAGCTACATTATTGCAGTTGATGGGAATTGTAGTTACAGCAGGACAGAGATTCGCGTCCATTGCTGACATGCAGGTCGG